ACAATTTCATAAAATGAACAGCTCCCGGTGCCAATCCATTATCCGTTACAGGTTCACCCCTGCCTCTAATATGACCAAAATAACCAGAGGTTCCTCCACCCATCTTACTCATTTCACCTACTTCTGCTTGAGTATAAAGAATAGATTCTATATTATCACTAATGTTTGAGCCAAAACAACTTACAGGCAATCCCCTTCGTTTTCCAAAGTTTGCCCATACAGGTGATGAGAGTGAGAACCAACCCTTACCCATATAATCAAAAAATTTAGCCCCAAATCCATCTATACCCAAAATTTCTTCTGCCCTTTCTGCAATGGTACGGATTCTTTGAATAGGGTCTTCCCCCTCACTTAAATACCCCCTTTCCAAAAAGGTTATACTATCTTCTGTCAGCCAATCAAATGGTTTTCTATCATTCATAATTTCTATCGTGTTTAATTGTTAAAATAAATCTTCTTCAGTAATTGATTTCTGTCTTTTTGTATAATTGATGCTTCTCTTATTAAAGAAATCTGTATGTTTGGTTGCCAAAATTTCATCATTAAACCATTCTGTTTGTTCAACTATCCCTTCGTTTACTTCAAAAATAGGGTCTATTCCAATACTTTTTAATGATTGATTAAACCTCTGTTTCACAAACTCAATCGTTTGTTCTTTGGTTAGGAACTCCAAATCTCCCTCTTCAAACATCCATTCAATGATTTCTAATTCTGCATCATATGCATCAATGGTATTGTCCACGATATCTGCCACCAATTCATCTGTCCACCATTCAGGGTTTTCATCCTTAATTAAGTTTACCAACGTAAACCCAAACTCTGCGTGGATTTGTTCTTCCTTTGAAGTTGCTTCCACAGCGTTTGATATTCCCTTTAAGGTGTTTTTGAATTTGTTAAACGCCATAATCACCAGAAATTGAGAGAATAAGGAGACGTTCTCCACAAACATTGAAAAAAGAATCACCGATTCAAAATAATCACGATTTTCTACCCCCTTTGAATTTGCGATGGTTTTCTCTAAATACTTTATCCTTCTTCGTATTACATTTACCCCCATCAGTTCTTCAAACTCTTTATTCAAACCCAATAGGTTGATTAGGTTGGAATAGGCATCGGCGTGACGGACTTCGGATTCTGCAAACGTAGCACCCACATTTCCGATTTCAGGTTTTGGTAATTTTTTGTATAAATCACCCCAAAACGTTTTTACCGCGATTTCAATTTGTGAAATGGCCAACATTGCCCGTTGGACAGTGGTTCTTTCAGCGGGCGATAAATTTACCTTAAAATCTTGTATATCCGATGTGTAATTAAATTCAGTATGAACCCAATAGGAATGGCGAATAGCATCTACATAATCATTCAAATCAGGATATTCATAAGGTTTGAGGTTGGTTCTCTTTCTGAAAATGTCCGGCTTTCGACGGTCTCTGTAAAGAATATACGATTTCGCTGAAAGTTTAAGATTATAATCCATAAGAAGATTTTCCACCAAATCGTGAATCTCATCCACAAAAGGACGATAATACTCACCCTTTCTCCCAAACATTTCGGTTGATACGATGGTGGATATTTTTTGGGCAATATCTCTATCGTATTCCCCTTCGAATTGTTCCATTGCTTTCAATACCGCGTTTGTGATTTTGGATTCCTCAAATGGTTCTAAACTACCATTTCTCTTAATTACATATCTCATAATACTTATTTGTTTTCGGTTACACTTGCTTTTCTATAATCCGTAACTAATTTTTTGATTTCACCAATTGCCTTTCTTGCCCTTGTGGCCGAAACTTTGGTAGATGAATTATGTTGTGTTTCAAACTCTTCAAAGAGTTCTTTAATTTGTTCGAAAATTTGTTGTGTTTGTGCTTTTTGTTCTTCCATTTTTTACCTTTATTTTAGTTGTTTAATTAAATTGTATCCCCCTTTGGGAATGTAAGTATAACTATTGTATATATAAAAAAATTCTTTAAGTTTTTTTGATTTTTTTAAATATAAAAATTGGTTCTAATTTTTGGTAGTATCCACAATTTAAGATAATATTAAGTATCTATATCTATAAACTTTTTTATAGAATCGGGTTTACTATTATTCATAAACTATCCTAATTCCGATGTCTCTATGTATTTTTTATGTAATAATTTACGTTCAATCTCGGTTCCATTTGCACTTTCTTTGGTGGCAATGATTCCATTTGATGAATTACCATCAAAAATATCAATGATACCCTTATTCGTATCCATTTTTGAAGGAAACGTTATTCCATCCGGTCCAAATCTATTTTTCATTACGTGAAATCGGGCAGTATCATTTAATTTATCTTTTGCCTTTCTACTTAAACTCATAATAAAATCAGCGTTCATTACCTTGGCGTAAGAATCCGATACTTTATCCGCTTCAATCACTTCACTATCAATACTGGAACGATTTGCTTGACTGGCAGTCCATATAGGTATATTCATTTCTCCACTCATACCCCTTAATTCAATGTAAATACCACCTTGTTCTTGATAAGTAGAATCACTTTTGTTTGTATAAGAAATGAGTAGGTCTGCATAATCAATAATAATCAAGTCCGGTTTATATCCGTTTGAAATCATTTTTTCAATATGGGTTTCCAATTTTTTGGCTGATACACCCTTTGGTGGAAAATACTTAATCAACATTCTACCCCTTAATTTTGATATAACATCCTTTACTTCATCCCTTTTATCCGCAAGTTTTGTAGATGGAATTTGAGTAAAAACCGTATCATATCTCTGCCCCACATAATGTTCGGATAATTCCAATGAATAATGAACAACGGTTTTGCCCATTTTTACTGCAGCTGCTCCCAATGCACAAAGTGCCCAACTTTTTCCAACACCTGATGGAGCAACTACTACCCCCAGTTCTCCACCTGCCAAACCACCATCCATCACTTCATTGATTACTTCCCAAGGAGTTGGGATTGCGGTTCGGTTTATATCCTCAGTTCGTTCATCATAATCTAAGATATAATCAATACCCAATTCATCATCTACACCCACTTTAAGAGCTTTATCAATTTTGTCTTTGATTCTATCATACGAACCAACTTTCAGTAAATCAATAGAATCGATGATGGCTTGTTTTAGATTTTGATTTATACAAAAATTAGAAAACTCATTCTTTATATAATCTAAATCTGTTTGGTCAACTGCGGTATAGGCGTTTTTTATTTGTTCTACAATCTGTTTCTGTAAACTCTTATCATCCAACTCTACAATCTTTACCTTAAATACATCTACAGTTGGTATCTTTTTATATTCTGTATAATGATTTAAGATTTCACTCACAATCCATTTATTCACATCGGATTCAAAAAATCGTTCATCAATTACTTCAAACAACGAATCCAATAATTTTTGGTCAGTAAGTAAACAAGATATAACTTTGGTTTGGAACGATTGCCCATATTTTGCTAATGTATCAACTTCTTTCATATAACTTATTTAAGAATTATGTTTTTGAATACATCATGTATCCAATTATCAACTCCTTTCCAATTTTGTAGCATTTTATACTTCATTCCAACTTTAATAAAATCTGTTTTTACAAACGGATTATTTGGTTGATAAAACAATGCATCAATATTTTGTTTTATATCATCGTTGATATACTCTTGACTCAATTTCATAAGTCTTTCGTTTCGGTAAATAGTATCTTTATTCTCAACGATGGTAGAATACAACTTATATGAATCTTTCCGTTCACTACTGTAAGATATGAAATCTTCAATACTAACTTTTCTATCTTCAGTAATTTGAGGGAATCGTTTTATCAATGTTTTTAATCCACAACCTTTAAGCCCCTCTATATTATCTGATTTATCACCATCTACTATTCTGTATAACAAAATATTTTGAGGCCAAATACCAAAATCCTCAAAAACTTGTTCTCTATCATACAACTTTTTTTTAGATGGTGAATATACCTTAACCCTCTCATCCACTAATTGTAAAAAATCTTTGTCCGTTGATACAATAATTACTTCTTCATTATCTTCACAATTTTTTGTTAGACTAGAGGCGATATATCCTATTACATCATCTGCTTCTATATTATCTGAAATAATCTTTGTAATTGGTAAATAACCCAATACATCGTGCAACCAAACAAATTGTTGTTTCATAGATAAACGTTCTTCATCAGGTGTAAGTAAATCACCATATTGACGGTTTACTCTAAAGCGAGTATCTTCTCTACCCGCTTTATACCCTTCATAAATCTCCTTTCGTTTATCGTTTCCACCTTTTCCATCAAATACAACGATAACCCTTGTAGGATTAAACATTTTGATTTGAAAGCCAATAGATTTTAGAAACCCAGTCAAACCACCAATATGATCACCATCTTCATTCATAGTAGGGTTTGTAGTCCAAGTTCGGATAAATGTATTTAATCCATCTATAACTAATACTCTACTATTTTTTGATTTTTGATTTTGATTGGTTGTTTTTACTTCGGTAAGGATTTTTTTATATAGTTCATTCATTAACTAATCGTTGTAACATATTTATTGTTTTCGGTCTCATCGATTAGATATTTGTCTAACTTACCCAACTGTGAATCAAACATATCTAATTCTGAATCATATTTAGAAATTAGGGACAATTCATGTTTGATAGAATTAACAATATCAGTATCATCTGTTACACCAGTTGAATGTTCTAATAAAACTTCAATATTTGCCAAATGTTTTTTGATATGCCCAAAGGCGTGAGCATATACAGTATCTAATAATTGTTTTCTCATAACTTATTTTTATTTTTAAGGTTTATTCTTCTACTTCAATTTCCACACTTTCTAAATCTGTGGTATCACTTTTGTATTGCAAGATAGTTGCATCACAAATTTCTTCATATATTTTCTTTCTCAATTCTTCATTTGTTTGCATCAACTCAATGAAATCTTTTGATTGAAATTTATATTCATTTGTTATCTCACCAGTTTCAAGATCAGTTTCTTCATATGTGTACCAAGCTCCACTTCTCTTTACTAACTTATTGGTTTTCATAACACTCAACCAAGAACCATAATCATCAATTCCCCTATCAAAGAAAATATCAAAGTCAGCGGAACGTAGTGGTGGGCCCATACGGTTTTTGATAACTTGACAGCGAACCTTCATTCCAATGATTTTATCTTCACCATTGACCTTTTGTTTCAACTTACCCATATTTTTCAATCTCAACCGAACTGATGAATGGAATGCAAGAGCTTTCCCACCAGATGTAGTCCATGGATCTCCGAACATTACACCCATTTTCTGCCTCAATTGATTTGTGAAAATAAGTGCAATTTTTTCTCTACCAATCATATTGGTAATTTTTCTCATTGCCTTAGAAATAATGATGGCTTTATCGGTAGCATATCCATCTTTATCATAATCTGATGCAATTTCTGCCTTTGTAGAAGCAGCCGCTACTGAATCAACTACAATGGTAACCAATCTATCTTTTTCGGTATTTCTTACTTTTTCAATAATTGCTTCAATATACTCAAATATCTGTTCTACTGAATCTGCAGTTACATAAAGTAATTTAGATACATCTACTCCAATGGCTTCCAAAAACTCTCTACTAACGGCGGTTTCAGTATCAATCATAACTGCAACACCATTTTGTTTTTGGGTTTCTGCCAGTAAGTGAGATGATAGCAAAGACTTTCCTGATTGCTCTAAACCAGTAATCTCCGTAATTCTGCCAACAGGAAAACCACCATACGCCCTATTTGAAACTGCAACATCTAACATAGAACATCCTGATGAAACCCATCCACCTACATTGGTGGGGGCTTCATCGGAGTCTAGAAAGAATGCAACATTTTGGTCTTTGGATAGTTTGTTTAGTTCATCCGCTAACACTGATGCTAAATCTTCTTCTTTCTTCTTGCTCATATAACTTTTTTAATTTTAGGTTTAATTTGAGAATAGGTCATCAAACGCTGATGCTACACTATCCAACTTTTTCTTATCTACTTCATCTGAAGATAGAGTAGGTTCTTCTGCTTTTGTAGAAAGTGTTTCCGTAGAAGTGGATGGTTCATCTGTTTCTTCTTCTGAATCATCGGTTGGATTCAACCAACTTTCCAAAACTTCTTTCAACTCATTGTAGGAAAGTTCCTCATATACATCTGTAATTTCAGTTTGATTCTGAATATACGCCTTCATATCATCTTCATTATCTGCCAAAGGAGTAACATTTGGTTTTACCCGAATTGTAGTTACAGGATAATTTGTACCTGCATCTTCCGCTGATGTATATTCAACTGTAATATCTCTACCATTGAATGGATCGGTAATATCACCGTAATCAGGGTCTGCAATATATCCCAAAATTTCTTGATATACTGTTTTTCCAAATCCCCAAAAACGGACTCCTTCACCCTCTTCTCCCCTTACCAAAACAGGAACGTATGTTCTCAATTTGGGTTCCATTTTTTTGGCAGCCTTCCAATCTTCTTTGTCACCCATTCGTTTGAGTTTATCAGCAAACTCTACAATTGGGTCTGGTCTATCAAAGGATTGTGGTGAAAGGTATGTCCGATTGTTGATGTTGTAATGAAAGAAAAGTTCAATAAAAGGATTCTCTTTGTTGAATTTGTAAGGAACAATTCTTACTTGTGTTTTTCCAGGAGTGGGTTTCCAAAGGTTATCTACCCTTTTGGAAGTGTTTTGTAGTTTGTTCAGTCTACCTCTGATTTTGTCAATATTAATTGCCATAATTAATCACCTTTATATTTTAAGTTTTAAGTTTTAGTGTTTATACATATACAATATACGAAAAATTCTAATCAAAAACAACTATTTTTTCATAGATTTTTTTTCGGATATTGGAGTTATATTGCATCCTTTGTAAGATACAAATTTTTAGAATGAAAGTCAAATACTTTCTATAAATCGTTTCCAATCAAATCCATTTCCAGGATCTACTTTCCCCTTTCCATCTCCCCTTACAGAATCACCACTAACATCGGAATGTCTAACTACATCTTCTTTTGGAATCTGAAATTGGTTCATCCAAGATTTTGTTAAATTTACTGCTGCCTGAAATTGTTCCTCTGTATAGCAATCACTATCGTTGATTCTATTAATGAATGTTCCGTAATCGTTATTACCACTTACCAATAATTCAAACCCTAACGTATATCCATTTAGATTTTCGATTCCATTGTGTAGAGATTTTCCGGCATGGGCTGCTTTTTGAGATGGTGGTAAGATTTCTTCAACCTTTCCATCAGGATGAATAAGTGCGTGCACAGAAAGTTTTAGATTTGATAACAGTTCACGTGCATGAATTTCTTTACCTTCCCAATCAATCCATTCTGTCATTGAATGGACAATAATACCAATTGGTGAAAGTTCATCCATACCACATCCAAACATTTGTTGCCAACTACCCCCACCAATCAAACCATCTGGTGTTAAACCATTTTGGGTTTGCCAATCTTTTACTCTTTGTTCTGTTCCACTACCAAAGATACCATCGGGAGTTTCACCCAATTTGTGTTGTATTTTTTTTACTGCAGAACCTTGACTTCCTTTTTTGATAATCATAATTTATTTTTAATTAAATTCAATAATGTTCCAAATTTTTGTTGGAATTGTAACCGTTCCTTCATCGTTTATCAAAACAACTGAATTTCTGTATTGGTTCCAATCTACAATAAATCGTTTATCCAATACTCCCCCGTTTTGTTCTTTAATCATTTCGTTCAAAGCATTTATGGTATAAAGTGTATTTGATTCTTTTTTTCGGTGAATCAAAATAGTATTATCCAAATTTGTAGGATAAGAACGAGATGTATCTACATTGTATGTAATAAATAACTCATAAGGGTTATGTTTATTCTCTAAAATATAAATATAGTTATATACAATAGTATAGGTTTCCCTAATGGTTTGTAAAACTGTTTGGACTTCGTTTTTGTTTGTAAATGTACACAATAGTTGACTGCTCATAATAAAATTCTTTCATATATTCTACTATATAAATATAAAATTAAAAAAGAAACGATAGTAAAATCACTACTGTTGTTTGTATATAAATATTCTATTTTCAATGAAATTTTTAGATTTAATTACAATTGTATTTTGTAGATAATTCTTCCTTTTCAGGAAAATCTCTACCAGCAGATACGTTTGCACAATACAATTTTTCTCTCATTGCAGGATGTAAGTTCATCTCTAAATTAACTACAGGTTCATAACCTAAACCTCTTTGTCTTGGAGCTATAGTTGATAAGGGTATTTTTTCTCCACCTGCTTCTACTTCAAATACAAGTTGATAATTTCCGTTTTCATCCGGCCCGTCAACAGTGAGATTTTCTTCAACTTTATCATAATCACGTGTACCAAAAATTCTTTCTAAAATATCAGGATCAGCAACTACTCCACCTAAAGACATTTTTTCTTCACCTTCTAATAAAGATTTTAGTGGAAACTTTTCTCGTATTGTGTTCATCATTCCAGTCTTATATGGTTCTTTTACCATATTTTCCACAAATGCTTTATTAAAATCTTTTCCTAATTGTAAATGTTCTTCTAATTTTTTATCAGATTCTTCATCACCCATCATAGAAGCAGCTCTCATTGTCATAACTGAAAATTTATCTAAATATTTAGATGTTGTTTTTAATTTCGAAAATCCGGCATCAAGCATCTTCTGTCTTAATTCTTTACGAGACACAGGATGTGTTAAACCTTTTAATACACTAACAAATTGTTTAGTGTATTTAACACTTTGATTTAATTCTTTTGCTAACCTTTTAATTCCTTCATCAGAATCATCCATATTATTAAGTAAAGTTACTTGTTGTAAAGAAAGATTATTATAATATTCAGTGGCACTATTACGCATTTTTTTATTGAATACTTTTGGAGAAGCAGCCTCAGGTACTCTATTCATACCCAATTCTTTTAATTCTTCTTCTCTTTTCCTTAGTTTTTCATCTTCTTTTTTACCTTCACCTCTTTTGTCTTCTCCTTTGGCTTTTAATTCAGCTCTTCTTTGTTCTATTTTTGTTAGTTCTTGAGATTCGGCTTCACTTAAAGCCCAAACTTGTACAGTATTTACCGATGGTTGAGATAAGAAAACATTCAAATCTTTTTTGAGAGAAACTTCGTCTAATATAGATTCACCTGTTTCTTTATTCTTAATTCGTAAATACATATCTGTTGAAAATCCTTTATTATTTGGATAATCTTCAATACCCATAGCCTCTACTTCATCTTTTAAATCCCATGCACCAGCTTCTACTTCCCAGTTTCCTTTTCCATATTCATAATCTAATCTTGATCTAATACCGGCACGAACTGCAACTGCAGATTGTATCCAATCTTCTGTCAATACGGGTTGATTTTCTTTTGGATATTTAGGTGGTTTATATGATATATTTCCATTCTTTTTAATTTCATTTTTAGAGTTATGTTCTCTAATAATACCAACTATTTCATCAAGTTGATCATCATCTAATGTAGAAAATATCATAGACATTACTTCACCTGCTTGGGCTTGTATTTTACCTGCACCCGAACCATCTGTCATACTTGTCATTGCTGGTGTTGAATCATTTATATAACGAGCGTTTATTAACCTTTCCAATAATTTTACATATTTTTTTGGTACTTTTGATGGACTTCCGAATATATCTTCTGGTAATGTTGTTGGAGTATCCGAATTTTGGGCAGGTTTGTTTTGTTCATACTCATCATCACTTGGATTTATATTTTTATCATAATATTCTCTATCAATTTCAGGTTTAAGAGTTTTATTTTTTTCTTTTTCTAAAACATTTTTTTGTTCAGGTGTACGTTTTTCTTTTTTATCACCTTCCTTATCACCTCTTGTAGAAGCGGGATCACCCGGTGGAAGATTATCTGTATAATCAACTCCTGCTTTTGTGTTTGGATTTAGGGCAGAACCTTGTTCCGGTTGTTCTTGGGAATCTTCACCTGCATCGGTTTGAACTTTTTTATCTTGTGGTTGGCTTTGGGGTTCATCACCACCCAATTCTTTGTTTATTTTTTTTCGTTCTTCATCAGATAACCCCTGTAAAGCTTTATCAGCAGCATCTCTGGCCGGTGTATCTTTAGGTTGGGTAACTAAATTTCCAACTTTACCACTTTTTGTATTTCCCTCTTCATCTGTATATTCTACTTCTTTATCCAATATAGGATTTTTGAATGTTCTTTCTTCTTTTTCCAAAAGGTTTTGAATCAACTCTCCTTTGATATCACTCAAACCCCACTCGGTTAGTATTTCGGAAAGTATGTAAATATCATCTTCATTTTGTAAATTTACAATTCCGGTTTTGTTTCTGTAAGATATTTCATCTATAAGTTTGTATAAAAATTTATCAAGCATATTATTTTAATTTTGGAATACCTCCTATTTCAGATATTCGTTTTTTCCACTTATTATATATAATTTTTTTCTGTTCTTTGGTTATCCCCCACTTCTTTGATATTTGGGATAAATACCTATCTATAACTATTTGAAAATCTTTTTTTAGGACTTTGGATTTCATCCACAAACCTTGTATATTGGCATCTACTTCATCTTTTAACAAATAGTATTTGTAAATAGGTAATTCGCCTGATTCGATTTGGTCTCTTCTTTTTTTATTAAAATTTATTCCCTTTCCCATCTTTTCATTAAACCCCCTTTGAGTTATGTGCTCAATTTCGTGTCTAACTACATCCACCAATTCTGAATAAATATATTCTAAATCTTTATAGTTATTATCTATGTTATATTCTACCCAAATATCTATTTCTGGTTGCATATAAGAATCTTCACCATCCCATATTAAGGTAGAAGCTTCTACGGTTGGATTCTTTTTTTTATGTTTTGCATGAACGTGTAAATCAAATAACAAACCACTTTTTTTATCTTCATAGATAGAATCTAATAAAAAAGTAAATTTATCATAACTAATCTCATCAACACATTTTATTGCATAAATTGTATCTTTAACTACTTCATGTGTTATGTGTGTATATTTGCCCATAATTAAAGTTTTGAGTAATCGGTTCCCCAACTCATTTTTGTTGGAAAGCTATACATTTCTATTTTATTTTTTATATCTAATATTATTTCTTTCCCCATAGATACATCAAATTCAAACAGAAATGAATCGTAAGTATAAAGT